CTGACAATCCCCACAAGTCAGATCGGAAGAGAAAAAAAATAGGGCACTCTTTACCCTTAGAGTGAGTCGGGAAGACATATAAAACAAAGAAGACTGTCCTATCGGTTGTAAAACTATAGGCTGTGGAGACAACCACAGATCGGAAGAGATAAAAAAACAAACCCCGGACTGACCCACCCGAATGAAGAGAAGGTGAAGAGTCGATATACGTTTGAGTCCCATTTGTTAGAAATCTTCAAGTAGATTGGTTTCGGCGAATATGCCATGCAACCAATTTTGCTTAAAGCAACACTAACAATTGCTCCTTGAATGTGTAGTCGATGAAGTCCACAATGCAGAAGTGTATTGTCGATGAAAGTTACTTAGCCGATACATGCAAGCGAGACCCCCTCGTTCGTTTTCACCTATTCATAGACAACACGTTGCGGCAGATCCCTGGAGTATAATGCTGATCCCTGGAGTATAATGCTGATCCCTTGGAGTATAATGCTGATCCCTTAATTGGAGTATAATGCTGATCCCTTGGAGTATATTGCTGATCCCAGGAGTATAATGCTGATCCCAGGAGTTACCCCGTAACAGTTGTCAACGTTTAGATTGAAGCGAAAACACAGTGCAATAACGTACTACCCCTCCCAACAGATTAGAAAGACCATCTATTTTGAACGGAGCCCGTTATTGTACTAGAGATAAAACTCGATAAAATATTAGGAGAAAACCTAACATTAGTAAGACTGTACTTATCATACAGCCCGAAACGTGATCAAACAAATGCAACGACCTGAGAAAATGCTTTGTCATTCCGAAAAGTGTTTCGCAAGAAACAACTATCCTGATGACAATGAAGACTCTCGTCACTTCATACCCAGAATTTCCCACCATGAACTGGATTGAAGAGCGTAGGTGCTCTATTTAGAGTGAGGTACCTAGGGAGCAGCCCTCCTAAAACCTCAAAAGTGGTTGAAGTGTTATCTTTAAGTTGAGATGACAACGCCAAAAGCGGCTTCGAGAAACTAACTTAGCAATCAAGAACAAACACCTGGACAGACCCCCCCAACAGAATCGAATGAAGTTACCTTGTCTTCTTCGGCACCAGACCAGTCTGGTGAGACCAAAACAGGGGTGACAACTCAATTTATTGATGCGTCACGAGTCGTTCAAGCGGAGAATAACAACACTAGAAACGATTTAGACAACCTTGACTATATCCACTCTATTGTTAACATTCTCAACCGCCCGTCGTACCTCACCGAGTTTACGCTCGATGCTGCATCAGCTCCGCTGACGCCGACGGGTCCCCAAACCCCCTTATTCACATGTAGGATCCCGGTGGACGTAATGACTGCTGGAAACAAAGGTACAAAAATTCAAAACTTTGCGTACTTCAGATGCACAACTGTTGTGAAGGTAATGGTTAACGCCAATCCCCTTACGAACGGCAAGTTGTGGATTTGCTTCTCTCCTCAAGAGAGTCGATTGTTCCCCAGTGCTCATTTACAACCAACAGGACGCCCTTGTGTGACCGCATACCCAGGAGTCGAAGTCGATCTGCAAGTCAACAACGTGGCAGAGATTCGAATCCCTTGGACATACCCAGAAGAATGCATGCACCCCTGGGAGGCTCTTAATGAGACTCCACTGTTTGTGTTCGCTATGGGCCCTATCCAAGGTCCTGCTGGCTTTTCTGTTAACTGTCAAGTTTTCGGATGGCTGGAGGACGTGGTATTGCGAGGACCGACGTATCGCACCAGACCTTTACCGGCTGATGCTGGATCTCAACACTCCGGTGGAAAGGATCCCCAACGATCGCGTGAATATCTTGCGAGTTTTCTACGTGAAGTTTCGAACGAGTTGAGCCTAATTTCTGACATCCGTCAGTTAGAAAGTGAAAACTACTGTCCCGATTCAACCCAGGTCAGTAACTGCATCATTTCGATGAGAAAAGCAGTTCGTTCGTTACAGAATGTGAAGACAAGCATGAGAAAGCAAGAAGATGTTGGTGAACAACATGCGTCGAAGTCACAACCCCAGAAGGCGAAGGAGACACCGACTAAAAGTCAGGGAGCCCGCGAAGCCCCCGGACCTATTGAGAAGGTAGCTGGAGTTGTGAGTAAGGTTGCTAACTATGCCAAGGGTATCCCTATCATTGGCCAGTTTGCTGGACCAGTTGAGTGGGCATCGGATATCGCAGCGAGCGTCGCTTCCATCTTCGGATGGTCGAGGCCCGTTGCGGGATCAGGTGCTCCCCCAATTTCCAACATTCCTGGTCGTGGTATGGCCCAAACTATGTGCGAGGATCAAGCAGTAGTTCTTGGCTATAACAACGACAACAAGTTAGCAACAAATGAAGTGGTTTTCCTGAGAGAGGAAGACGAGATGGACATTCAATTCATCGCAGGTAGACCTAGTTTGGTATCAGTCACACCATTCAAGACTACTTCGACACGAGATGTGATGGTCACACACGCGGTCGGTCCTATGATCGACCCAGATAGGGCTTTGTGGGTTCCTGGAACTCAAGGACATAAAGTTGTTGTCCACCCTACCTGCTTTGAGAACATTGCCTTGCTTTGTTCGAATTGGCGCGCTGATCTTCACTTTCGAGTGTCGGTAGCAAAGACGGCTTTCCACACAGGCCGTCTGGAATTGATCTACATTCCTGGGACTGACCCTACCCCACAATCATTCGACGCAACGAACTGTTATCGTACGATTCTTGACTTGAGTCGGCAGAATGAAGTGGAGTTTGTCATTCCATTCGTCTCCAAGTGGGAGATGAATAATGTAGCTGTCACAGCGACGTCTGGTATTGACGGCAGTATTGGTTGGTTTGTTATCAAGCCTTTGACGCCATTATTGTGTCCAGACACGGTGAGTCAGGAAGTCTCCATTTACGTTTGGAAGTTCGCAACTAATGTGTCACTAGCAGGAACTACCAGAACGGCCGTTCGCGGTCCGCCTGAAGCTCCCTCCGATGTTGGTTCTCAACATATGGAGGTTGGTATCGACCATTCCACAGAGAAATTTGTGTGCTATGGTGGTGTCAACAGTGATACGACAAATGTAAATGTAGCTAAGCGCGTCTGTGGTGAGCAACTCACCAACGCCAGACAGCTTACACGCGCGCATAGACAATATGGTCCTCTGGTTCAAACCGAGCGAACTGAAATCTCATCTCAAGTTTTCATGACCTCTGATACGATTTCAGATTACCTGACGGCCTTTGCGCAGATGTATGTGTATTACAAAGGTGGTTTATCTTACAAGCTAGTCAAGACCATTGGTGATTACAAAGGCTTCGTGAATACGTCCCTCATTAGGACTTACCCCGGAGATTCTCTGTTACCCATTGATCAAATTGGCCAAGCGAATTCGACATTCCATTATACTGATACCAGCATCAACCCCGTCCATGAGGTTATGGTACCTTTCTACTCTAAAACTAGTAAGGTACTTGTGAACGAGATTCTAGAGAACTACTCAGACCGTATCCCGTCTTTATTGATTACGATCCAGAATGCTGGAACACCGGAATCAAGATTGACGTTGATGCGAGCTGGGAAGGATGACTTTACATTCGGCTGCCTAGTCGGTGTGAAGCCATACTCAATGACTCAACCATCATAACTTCTTTATGGACAGAACCTCCGTAGGCTGGAGATGTGATATATGCTTAGTGTGGAACTAAGTATGTGGAGCATGTAAAGCCCCGGTACAAGAACTACCGAGCTGTAAAGCTAAATTGTTGATATTTGAGGCGACTTTATTGTTAAGTTTAATCAAATTGGTGCGAAGACACAAGTGGTATCTAATACTGCGGGAACCTTGCCTAGATTTCGATCTGAACGGGAGAAGAAAACTCTAAATTGAATCCGGCTTTCTGTGAAAAGAAGGGCGGGTAGAACCATATCTAGTTAACAGGCAGAGTAAACTGTAAAACCAGAAGAAAACTGTAAAAATTGAGCTTTCTCAGCTTTATCTGAGACAGAAGAAAACTGTAAAAATTGAGCTGCCCAGCTTTAAGAAGAAATTTGTTTCTTCGTGGGACAGAATAAAACTGTAAAAATTGAGGACGAATCT